TGCGGGTTCGTTCGTATTAAGGATAAGGGACCGAATTTTGTTGGTAAAACGGAGGAACCATTATGGCGATCTTTGAAAATGTACGGGGACAACGTAATTGAGAAATGCGGGAAAGGACGGGATGACACGGGAGACATCGGGAAACGCCGTAATTTCAATGGGAAATCGGAACATTTTAGGCGGGAACGGCCCGCTTTTCACAAATAACTTGAGATCAGGGGCGTCGGCAGCGGTCGGCGTCCTTTTTTGTGCCCAGGAGGCCCAGAAACGGCCCAGAACGGCGGCATCGACAGCGGCGGCACGAACATCCAGGCATAGAAAAAACCCCCGAAAACCCGCGTAAATACGGCATTTTCGGGGGATATTTGCAAATGGGGGCCACTCAGCACCGTCCCGGAAGTCACAGCAGCAGACCCAAGAGGACGGGGGCCGTGGCCCTTGACGATAGTATAGCAGACGGGGGCACGGAAATCAAGAGGCGCGGGCGTGCTAACGGAGCGTTAGAGCGTGCGAATTTGCGGGTAAAATGGCCCTTTTCGGCTCCGATCGGCGCGACGGTGGCGTGCGTAGGCCGTGCGCGGCGTGCATGACCAGGACATGAGCCGAGTCAAAACAGGCCAATCCCAAAGGGACAAACTCTCCAAAATACTGAAATCGTGTCCCATTGCATGATAACCCCGCATTTTCGGGGGTTTTTCAGCGTTTTCGGGTTTTGGGTACGAAAACAAGGCCCCTCACCACAAAGGGACAGAAATAGATTTATAACTAAATCAAAAAGACACAAAAAATTAGGCGGTTCCATCCCGGGCTTCAAGGCCCTGGATTGGGCCGCTTTTTTCTTCGGCGTTCTCTTCGGTATATGTCCAATAAATAGACTCCGCTTTTTTCTCGACATACTTTTTGTACTTGAAGTATGCCAGGTCAAACAAGTCCTCTTTTTCATGTGAAGGCAGGAGCCGGAACATGGCTACGAGATCGGCTTCCTCCTCAGACAGTGGGGAGCCATCACAGGAGAGACCTTGCTCCTGTTTGTATGCAGAAAGGGCGTTACTCTTTTTTGCGGGTACGGTATCAACTTCAAGCAGATAGTCAGCAGACACCTCGAAAATGCGGGTGAGCGCAGCGAGCGCATTATACCCAGGCTTGCTCTTTCCAGTCTCCCAGTCTCCAACATTTCCCGGTGAAACACCGACAGCCTTTGCAAGTTGCCCCTGTGTAAGGCCTTTTTTTGCCCTCAATTCCTTCAAAATGACGTTAAACATAGTGTCCTCCTCGAAAATACGTGCAATCTACTCGCAAAACACTTGACATACTCGTAAATGCGAGTTATACTAACAATGCGATTTAATTCTAAAGCAAGTTAAATCATAGCACACCGCACGCAAAAAAGATAGTAGCAAAACGGAGGCGGTGTAGAGTAAATGCGAACGGCGAGGGCACTTCACCCCCTTTTACACAGTTTTCCTTATGCCGTTCTCAGTATCGGAACGGCGAATTGATATATGAACGTAGTCAGCACCCCGCAAGGAGCTCGGTTTACGGATTGTATGTCGAAAAGGCTTCGCAGCCGTTGCAGCGGCCCGGAGCTGAAACTTAGGTTTAGTTCTAATTGTCATTGAGTCGGCCCTCGCCGCTCACATTTACTCTATCACATCCTCCCCCAAAAAGAAAGGAGGCAGTTCTTTGAGACACGGGAAAAAGCCTACACGAGCGCAGAAAATCAGACTCGGGCAAGCTGGGCTCGCCCCGGAGAATTGGCTGGTCGTGAAGCAGAAGCCAAACGGAGAGCTTGTCATTCTCCACAAGCACACCGACAAGATCAGAGTCGTCCCGCCCCAGGCAGGATGACCACCACAAGGAAGGAGCAGCAGATATGAGAAAGATCAAGAAGATCAACGGCTTCCTCGTCGTTAAGTTCAACGACCGGGAGAAGCGCGAATACGAGGGAACCGCCCTCGGCGAGTACGGCGTGATCGACGCCGAGCTCTACACCGGGAACCTGGACATCGACAGAGGCGCGATGGAATACGACGACGCCGACTCCCTGGAAGTCGCTGTCGAGCTGGCCCGTGGCCTGGAGTCCGAGGAGGACATCACCGACGAGCCCCCGACCTACACGGTCATCACCGAGAGCGACGACACCTTCACCGAGGAAGAGGTCAACCCGCAGCTCATGATCGAAGGCTGGGACACCCAGCTCAAGACCCAGATCAAAAGCAAACACCATCCAGACGTCGACCCCCGCGCTGCTGCATACGCGCTGTACGGGTTCAAGGTCGCCTTCAACCGTCTCGGCCTTCTGCCTGACTGTGAGACCTACGTCGACCCCGATCACTTCGCTCCGGCAGTCGGACAAGGCCCGCTTCCCCGGAGTCCCGAGGATATGCTGACGCACATCTGCGACAACATCTGCAAGGAGCGCATCCCGGGCCGCACCCAGGAGCAGCTCGACGCAATCTGTGAGAAGTGCGCCGTCGACCGCCTTTATCAGGAGGCCGATAGCCGACAGCTCCGGGCCCGCGAGACGGCCCTGGACGAGCTGAACGCCCTCATCACCCAGTTCAACGAAAGCACCCTACTTCTGACAGCGAATTGTCTGAGGTTCGGGGCGAGCCAGTACCTACGGGCCCTCCAGGTGGTCGGCTTCCTGACCGAGAAGGAGGTCATAGACTTCGATGCTCAAATCTGGCACGGAAGTCCAGACGATGACAACGGCCCCTACCATCCCGGCGAGCCGGGGCCGTGCCCTTATAGTGCCGGAGCTCTTGCAAAGGGGGCGACGGAATGACCGGGCTCGAGTTCATCAAGGCACCGGGCACCACGGCGGGCGAGATCGCGGACATCATCTCCCAGCCTTGCCCCCCGATCGTCCCCGCAGAATGTGACCGCCTCTCTTGCCGGGAGTGCTGGCTCGCATGGCTCACCACGGGCGAGCCGCCCAAAGAAAAAGGGCCGTCCGATGAACAGACGGCCCCTGACAAGGAAGGGCTGCATCCCAACCTTGTCGAGCATTTACGGCGCGAGAAACGCGTCCAGCGGGAAGCCCGCCAGATACTTAGTCATCTTGCGAGCGGTGGGCGATCTTGACCGTCGAGACATACTGAGCGCAGCTCTTTGAGAGATGCTCCAGGAAGTCAGCACGGTCGAGGAGGCCCTTCTCCTCCAGATAGTCCACCAGAGCCCAAAACTCAAAGGACTGGGAAAGGTGCCGCTCGATCATTGCATCGGCGTACACATCCCCCGTATCTACACGAAATTCCGACATATCAATCACCTCCTCCCAGGGCTCGCGGCCCTACTCAAATTATAGCGACCCTGGGAGAAAAATGGAAGGAGCAGCAGCATGGCAAACACAAACGATTTACAGACCGCGATCGGCGAGATCACCCTCGCCCGATACAAGGCAGCGGTCAGAAAGAAGGAAGCGGGCAATCCCCGCAACCCCTTCAAGGCACTCCCCGGGCGCGAGGAAGAGTTCTACTCCGCAGCCCAGAGCGTGCGCCAGTACGACCTCATTCTCAAATTGCTTGAGAAAGAAGCACGCCGGGAGATCAAGGTCGAGGTCAAGCGCATCAAGGTCAAGATCGCCCGCATCCTCGACCGGGCCCTGGACTTCTACGTCGGGGCGGGCGTCGTAGCCCTGGCAACCCTGGGCTTCGCCGCAGCGTTTCAACTCATGAACGCCCCCGGCCCCGTTACCCAGGCAGCAGCGATCATCGGCGTCTGTGTCGCCCTGGCCCGGGCAGTCACCCGGAAGTAAGTCTAAGAACGAAAGCAGAGAAAGGAGGACAGCGATGAGAAGCCCCAACAAGAAACTCACCCCCTTCGGCAAGCTGGTCGTCAAGGCCCTCGCCGATCAGGATATGACCAAAGCGCAGCTTGCCGCCGAGGTCGGCGTCGCCCCACAGTATCTGAGCTACATCCTGAACGGAACCCGCTCCGGCGACAAGTACCTCCCGGCGATCGTCGCGGCCCTCGCGCTTGACCCGAAGAAGGTCAGCAGAGCAATCGCGGCATAATTCACCACGAAGGGAGGGACAGGAGTGCCGGACGTATTCATCACGCTCGAGGAGGCCGCAGCCTTCGAGGGCATCACCTACGAGGCCATAAAAAAGCGGGTGCAACGAAGCCCCGCGCAGTACAAGACACAAACACACGCCCGGGAGGGCGGCGGCAAAGATCAAGTCTTGATCGCTGTCGCCTCCCTGACCGCCAAGGCGCGGAAGGCATGCCGGGCCGCTCAGAAGGTAGACGGGAGGGATGTCATCATAGACCGCAGAGCATCGGAGGCGTCTCCCTGGTATGTTGACGCCGACCTTAACCACTACATCGAAACCAACAAGAAGAAGTTCTACGAGGCCGTCGAGCTCGCCGCGCGAGTTCAGGACTTCATCGACTACGACGGCCCCGACCGCACGGCCTACGCCGAGCGGTTCGCCCTGGGTCTGGGCGTAAGTCATCAGACCCTGTACCGATACACCCAGAACATCCTCGAGGCCAACGCCTGGGCCCTCAAGCTGGAGCGCGAGGACGGGCAGAACCGGGACTACTTCCGGGCCCTGGCCTTGTGCCGCAAGCCGAAGGAAAAGGGCTCCTTCCCGAGCCTGACCCCAGAGCAGAAGGCCCTCATCGAGAACATCTGGTTCGACCGCCGCTTCGCCGCCAATCTGGGCACGATGGAGATGCTCTACGAGCGGTTCGAGGAGGAAGCCGAGCGGCGCGGCTGGGACAGCTACCCCTCAGTCAAGACCGTCGCCCGCTACATCAAGTTCATCATGGAGACCCCGGGCGCGGAGTCGGCCCGCTACCTTGCAGCCAACGGCACCCGGGAATGGAAGAACAAGAAGATGGTCAAGGCCCGCCGCGACGCGACAAGCCTCCAGGTCATGGAGTACGTCGTCGGCGACGAGCACACCTTCGACTTCTGGGTACAATGGACAGCCCCGAACGGCAAGATCAAGGCCGTCCGTCCGAAGCTGGTCGCCTGGATGGATATGCGAAGCCGCTGCATCATCGGCGACGTGGCCTGTGTGGACGCCAACTCCCAGACCCTGAAGGAGTCCCTGGTCAAGATGATTTACAGCAACCCGGGCGGCGTTCCTCACATCCTGCACGTAGACAACGGCAAGGACTACACCGCGAAAACCATGACGGGCCAGAACCGCAAGGAGCGCAAGATCGACTTCTCCTTCGACGCCGAGACGATGGGCTTCTACCAGAGCATCGGCATCCAGGACGTCGGACGCTCCCTTCCGTATCAGCCCTGGGACAAACCGATCGAGCGTTTCTTCAAGACCGTGTGCGACAAGTTCTCCCGCTGGTTCGAGTCCTACACGGGCACCCTGACGGGCTCCAAGACCTACACCAAGCGTCAGAAAGACATCGATGCGATGCTGGAGCGTGGAGAGCTGCTCACGATGGAGGAGTTCTTCGAGGCGTGGACGACCTGGAAGGACACCAAGTATCACACCCGAGTACACCGTGGCCTGAAGGACGCGGGCGAGAAATGGCAGACCCCGATCGAGCTGTTCCAGAACGCCCCGCGCTACGAGAAGGCAGCACCGCCCCGCGAGTATGCGGCGATGCTGCTCATGAAGGCCGACACGGCCCGCGTCTACAACTACGGCATCAACAAGTTCGGCACGGTCTACTCCGACAGCGAGCTCGGCAAGTACATCGGTCAGAAGGTCGGCATCAAGTGGGACATCGACGACGTCACCAAGCTCTACGTCTTCGATAACCAGGGCCGGAAAATCTGCGAAGCAGTCTCGGCGGAGCTGCTGGCCTTTGGCCCACATTGTTCCCAGGCAGCACTCGAAAAGCACCTCCGCGATCAGAAGCGGCAGGAGCGCGAGGTTCGGGAGTTCCTGGAAGAACGCACCCGCCCCTACGAGCTCCGCATCAGCGAAGGCGGCAGAGCCTCCGAGGCGGTCGGCATGATCGACCTGACCATCAAGGCCGACAGGGCTCCGAGGGTCATCGCTCTCCCGAACGACAAGGAGTTCCGGGCAGAGATCGCCGCAGCAAGCAAGAAAAAGAAGGCCGGAGCCGGGGACGAGTTCCTCGCATCGAAGGCAGACAGCGCGCTCTCCCGCTTGAGAGCGATCAACGAATAACAGGAGGTACATTATGGAAGTCACAGCAGCAGCACGCACCACAACCTACACCGAGGCCCAGAGCCTCGCCGCAAAAGTCAACAGTCACATCCTCGCCAATCATGGCAGCATCGCCAACGTGGCGAAGGAGATCGGCTACAGCCGCACGACCGTCTCCCGCTACCTTGCGGGCAAGTACGACAGCGACCCGACCGATCTTGAGCGCAAGCTCGCCGAGTACCTGACCCGCGAGACGGGCAATGCCGTGGAAGTTCCCGAAGTCCTTCAGGTGACGGGAGCCAAGACAGGCACCACCCCCGTCTTCTATGAGAGCCGGGACGCGAAGGCCGTCCTCGGCGTTTGCCAGAGCTGCCAGGAGTACATCGGCCTCGGCATCGTAGTCGCCCGCAGCGGCTACGGCAAGACCTACTCCCTCCGGCAGTACGCCAAACTCCCCCGCGTCGCATACATCGAGTGCGACGACACCATGAGCAGCCGCGACCTCGTGGAAGCGATCGAGCGGAGCCTGGGCCTCCCTAACGGCTACGGCACCATCTGGCGCAGAGTCAACGGCATCCGGGACTTCTTCAACGCAAACCGGGGCTATCTGCTCATCATCGACGAGGCCGACAAGCTGGTCTCCAAGTACACCCAGAAGAAAATGGAGATCCTCCGGGCAATCTTCGACCAGAGCGACGTCGGTCTGGTGATCGCGGGCGAGCCGAAGCTGGAGGCCCAGATCAAGACCTACCTCGTCCGCATGGCGAACCGCGTGGACTTCTACGCATCCCTCCGGGGGCTGAGCCCCTCCGAGGTTGAGGGCTATCTGGAGGGCTTCCAGATGGAGCCCGACGCTCTGGTGGAGCTGAAGGCCCGGGCGTGCAATATGCAGACGGGATGCTTCCGACTGCTCGACCGTACCCTCTCCAACGTCAAGCGCATCCTTGCCGATCGCGGCGAAGAGATCGTCACCGTGAAAATCATCGAGCAAGCGTCCTCAATGATGATGCTGTAAGGGGGCGCGGACAATGAAAATGAGAGAACAGCGTCTCCTCGGTGCCCTTCTGGTCGTCGTTTCCGGCATTATGCTCGCGATCGCGCTGAGCGGCACCACCGTCGAGGAACGGGACGCGACCGCCGTCTTCCTGACCCTTCCCCTGGGTCTCTACATGATGTTCAGCAGTAAGTACCTCCTCAATGACGGCTACGTCGACGAGGACGCATACATGGAGGCCGAATGGTCTCCGGCAAATAATGACACCCCCCAATATTGAAAGGAGCTACCACATGGCACGCAAAAGAGTAATCGAGGCCCCGAGCCTCAAAACATGGGAGGACGTGAACGACGCCCTCCGTCAGATCGCCGAGGCGACCATCGCGATCGGTGACATCGAGAGCGATATGCAGAAGCAGATCGTCGGAGCCCAGAAGATCGCCGAGGAGCAGAGCAAGCCCCACAAGGACAAGATCGCCCGCCTGGAGCGTGAGATCAAGGACTTCACGGTCGAGCACCGCGACGAGATGGGCAAGACCAAGACCAAGACCCTGACCTTCGGCGAGGTCGGCTTCAGACTGTCCACTTCCATCTCCCTCCCCCGGGCAAAGGAAAAGCTGGAGGAGATCATCCGCAAGCTGAAGGCCCGCCAGATGACCGACTGCATCGTTGTCGAGGAGAAGGTCAGCAAGGAGGCTCTGAAGAAGTACGGCGAAGACACCGTCAACGCCGTGGGCGCAACCTGGAAACAGAGGGACGAGTTCGGCTACGATCTCAACCTCGCCAAGCTGGAACAGGTGAAGGCGGGCAACTAAGGAAGGGAGGCCGGGAATGGCAACAGCAGCAAAGACCGGGCGCAAGCAGCCCTCCATCCGCACGCTCTGGGCGATCGCCAAGTCGCCCGAGCTCGGCCTCACCGACGACGATCTTCATGCAGTCGTCTACCGGGAGACGGGCAAGGACTCCATCCGCAAGCTGTCCCAAGGCGAGCTCACCTCCGTCGTCCGCGTTCTTCAGAACATGAAGGACGGCGTCAAGAAGAACACCCACACCAAACGCACCGACGAGGGCGGCAACCCCCGCACCGTGGAGCAGCGTCGCAAGATATACGCCCTCTGTGAGGAGCTGGGCTGGAACAATGACCCCCGCCGCATCCAGGGCTTCGTCAAGCGCGTGGCCCATGTCGACCGCCTGGAGTGGATGGGGCCCGCTCAATGTGAGAAGGTAATCGAGGGCCTGAAGGCAATTCTCCGGCGCGAGAAGGCAAAGGAGGGGTCGTGATGGGCTATAGGAAGGTCGGCCCGCTGGAGCAGCTATGGTATGTCATCAAATGGCGCGTAGCTAACGCTCTCAGGCGTTTTCGGAAGGGGGCGCGGTAAGTAATGGCCCAGAAGAAAAAGCGGCTCACACAGGCCCAGAAGGCCGCAAACGCCCGCATCAAAAAGGAGTTCCAGGAGAAAGGGCTCATCCCCCCGGACAAGCCGCGCCTCAACCGCAAGGCGTTCGCGGCCCAGGTCTGGAAAGAGTTCATGGAGCTGGACGCAATCACCGCCGACCTGTACCTTCGCAAGGCGATCGGGTGCATGGTCAGCCCAGATATGAGACAAGTGACGCCGGAGCAAGTCGGCGTCCTGAAGCTCATGAAGATCGCGGTCGAGACGGCGCGGTTCATGGACGCCCTCAAAGCAGAGGGCAGAGATCAGTACACTCTCGGGGAGTATATCGACAAAGTCGTTCACCCCGTAGTCAAATTATAGGAGGAATAAAACACTATGGCAAAATTGACACCTGACGCGACGAGAACGGAACACGGGCTCGTCATCAACGAGAAGATCATCCCCTGGGGCGCGAAGTGGCCCAAATCCTGGGGCAGCTATGACAAGGGCGACACCTACAAGGCCGACCGTCTGCTGTCCGATGGCACGGGCAAGGTCGGGGGCGTGACCATCCACAACACCAACGACCTGGACGGCGTCGCCGATGACGCTGAACAGTACACCCGCGCCACATGGCCCAACGCCAACATGGGCGACGCCCGCGTCCACTACTTCACCGACGAGCTGGGCGCATGGCAGAACCTGAGAGAGGATGAGGTCGGCTGGCACGCTGGCGACGGTCGCGGCGATGGCAACGACACGACCCTCTCCATTGAGATCATCATGGTCGGCGACGGTCGTGCCGAAGACAAGAAGGCCGAAGAAAACGGCATCCTGCTCGCCGCTATGCTGCTGCACCGTCACAACCTGGGCATCGACAAGCTCTACACTCATAATCATTGGATGGGCCACCCTGACCGCATCGTCCAGGGTGCCCGCAAGAATTGCCCGCTCTACATCCTTCCCCATTGGGACGAGTTCAAGGCGAAAGTCGCCGTCAAGCTCGCCGAGCTGAACGGCAGCTCCGGCACGGTTGAGACCGTTACCGAGGGCAAGACCGCGATCATGGGCGAGGCCAAGGCCACCGCGTACCAGATGGCTCAGTTCTGTCTGAAGAAGAACGCGTCCCCGAAGCTGCCCTACTGCACCGTCGAGGAGCTGGCGGAGATCTTCCTGGAGGAAGGCAAGGCCGAGGGCGTCCGTGGTGACGTGGCCTGGGCCCAGAGCTTGCACGAGACGGGCTACTTCAAGTTCGGCGGCATCGTGCTCCCCGATCAGAACAACTACGGCGGCATCGGCGCGCTGAACGGCAACTCCCAGGGACAGGCCGCGACCTTCCCCGACCCCCGCACGGGCGTCCGCGCTCAAATCCAGCACCTGAAGGCATACGCCTCCACCGAGGCCCTGGTCAATGCTTGCGTCGACCCCCGCTTCTCTCTGGTGACTCGCGGCGTCGCTTCCTTCGTGGAATGGCTGGGCGCGTCCGACAATCCCAAGGGCAAGGGCTGGGCATATCCGGGAGCCGGTTACGGCGCGAAGATCGTCGCGCTGCTGGATAACATCCTGGAGATCGCCGACACCAAGGCCGAGGCCAGCACGGAGAGCAGCACCCAGAAGCCCGTCTTCGAGATCGGCGAGATCGTCAACTTCGCCGGAGCTCCTCACTACATCAGCGCAAACGCCGAGAGCTACAAGACCACCCCGGCTCCCGGCCCCGCCAAGATCACGGACTACCGCCCGGGCACGAAGCACCCCTATCACATCATCCACACCGACAAGACCTCCAGCGTCCACGGGTGGGTCGATGAGGAGACTATCTCCAAGACCCAGACCAGCACCCCGGCCTACAAGACCTACACCGTCGTCAAGGACGATTGTCTCTGGGACATTGCGGAGGAGTTCCTCGGCAGCGGTGCCCGTTACCCGGAGATCAAGGAGCTCAACGGTCTGAAGAGCAACGTCATCTACACGGGACAGAAGCTGAAGATCCCCGCGTAAGATCAGGAAGGAGGACGGGACATGGATGAGCAGCTCTCCAAAGACCTGACGCTTGAAATGCTCCCCGATGGCCTCTACAAGGACATCGCGGAAGCTATCGGCATCGGTAACTTTTACAAGCTCGCGGAAGTCGTAGGCGGGGCCACCGTCTACATCCCAAAACCCGAGAGTGTTGTCCGTCCCGTCCGGGACGCCCGCATCAAGAGCGAGTTCAACGGCTACAATCACCCGGAGCTGGCGCGCAAGTATGGCGTCACCGAGCGATGGGTTCGGCAGCTATGCGGAGACGGCAAACTCGAAGGGCAGCTTGACCTCATGGACTTCCTGAACGGCGAGCAAAATTAACAATCTAACCAAACATTAACTCTTAGAAGTGCTACAGATAGAGGCTTCCGGGAGAATGATGTAACCTATGAGTAGAAGCTACGCTTCTACTCATATTTTTTTGCCCAAAGGAGGACGCAAAACATGGACATGGCAATCATCCAAAACGCGGCGACTGAGGTGCTGGTCAACATCACTCTCGCCGTCATCGCCCTGGCTGGCAGTTTCGCGGTCTACTACATCCGCCTGGGTGCCTCTAAGCTGAAAGCTCAGACGGCCCAGATCGCGGACGAGTCGGCCCGCAAGGTGCTCGACAACGCCCTGACGGACGTCGCCAACCTTGCAACCCTGTCGGTCAATGCGATGGAACAGACCACGGCAAAGGCCCTTCGTGAAGCAGTCAAGAGCGGGACTGCTACCCGTGAGGAGCTGGTCGCCCTGGGCAAGCAAGTATTCACCGAAGTCAAGAGCGCAATCGCGCCGCAGGCTCAGAAGGTCATCACCCAGAACCTGGGCAGCTTCGACGACTACCTGACCAAGTGCATCGAAGACGCTGTCCTGAAGGTCAAGCAGAACGACCCCTTCATCACTCTCCCCGAGAGTGTGGTCGTTGAGGGCTTGCCTGTCGGGGAGGACACCGCAGCCAACGCGGCGCAGTAAGGAGGCCCTATGGAGAGCATCCAGATCGCAGAGATCATCTGCGCCGGAGCTTCTCTCATATCGACGATCGTAGTCAGTGCGCTGGCGTTCTTCATCAAGAAGACCCTGTCCGGGCTTGAGAGCGCGGACAAGAAGAACGCCGAGCGCATCGACAAAGTCGAGGAGAAGCTGAACGACCTGAAGGCAGACCTCCCGCTGGTGTACGTCACCAGAGAGGACTACATCCGGGTTATGAACAGGGTCGAGGACAAACTCGACCAGATCATCTACGGCGGTATGAACCGAGGAAAGGAGGAATAAACGCTCATGGCAATCATGGACGAAATGACGGAGCTTGAAGTAAGCAAGAACAAGGCAATCCGGGGCTACATCATCCGGGCCCTGGCAAAGGGTAACAACAACACGCTCCTCGTCCGGCAGATCACGAACGCCCTTGTCGCCGATGGCCTGATTTACTCCCCTGATATTGCGAAGCACATCGAGTATCTGGAGGAGGCGGGCTACGTTGTGTTCACCAGCCGGACGGCGAACGCCTACAACGCCTACCGCAAGGACGCCGTCATCAAACTAACCAGAAAGGGCGTCGACCTGCTGGAGGGCACGATCGACGACCCGGGCGTCGATGTCTAAGACAGAGCGACGCCGGACGCGAGTGAGCTCGACGATCGACAAGCTCCCGGATGATATTAAGGGCCAGCTCGACGTCAAGCTCTCCGACACCACCAACACCTACGAGGAGCTCTCCGCATGGCTGAAGGGCGAGGGCTACGAGATCAGCAAGTCGGCGATCGGGCGGTATGCAATCCGCACCACCAAGGCCGCGCAGCGTGTCGCTGAGACAATCCAGCGCACCCAGGCAATCGCCCAGGCCGTCGAGGCGCATCCCGATCTCGACTACACGAAGGCGGCGTCAATGGTGCTCATGGACGGGCTCATGCAGCGGGTCAGCACCGCCGAGGACGACTTCCAGGAAATGCCCCTGGATAAGGCGGGACGTCTGATTGCTTCCCTCGCAAGGAACGCGACCTACGAGAAGAACGTCCGGGCCAACCTGAAGAAAAAGGCCGAGCTTGCCTTCGATCAGTTAGAGGTCGAGCTCATGGCGGCGATCAAGCAGCACCCCGAGCTTGCGGGCGAGCTGCACGATGTCCTCACGAGGGCCAGAGAGAAGGTGCTGGACGATGGCGAAGATTGACCTCAATGAATACCTCGAACGGCTCGAGGAACCTGAAGATCGTGAAACCGTCGCAAACCGTGACTATCAGCGGGAGCTTTTTCTCGATTATGTTGTCCGTGGTGACAACTTCCCCGAACGTCGGGCGCAGCTCCTCCGGGACTTCAAGGCCGGGAAGGAGCTGACCGGGCCGAAGGGGTTACGCCGGAAGCTCGGGGCGTTTGACCTGGAATACTTCGGAAGGGCCTACCTCGCGCACTACTTTGTCCGCAAGTCCCCATCCTTCCACGGCGAGCTCGACCGCATCTGGCGGGAGGGCGTTATGAAGGGGCTCAACCCCGACGAAGCCGCGAAAGAGATCTCCCGGGCTGACGGGTGCCGCCGTGCGATCGAGGCCCCGCGTGGTCATGCCAAGAGTACGACCTTCACCTTTAAGGACTCCATCCATGCGGCGGTCTACGCCTACAAGCACTACGAGATTATCCTCTCCGACAGTTCGGAACAGGCCGAGGGCTTCCTCACCGACATCAAGACCGAGCTGGAGGAAAACGCCGTCCTGAAGGAGGACTTCGGGGAGCTGCAAGGCCGGGTCTGGAAATCCTCGGTCATTCTGCTCTCGAACGGGGTCAAGATCGAAGCGATCGGCTCCGGCAAGAAAATCCGTGGTCGGCGACACAAACAATGGAGACCCGACCTTATCGTCTGCGACGACCTGGAGAACGACGAGAACGTCAACACCCCGGAACAGCGCAAGAAGCTCCGGGACTGGTTCTACAAGGCCGTCTCCAAAGCGGGCGATACCTACACCGACATCGTCTACATCGGTACGCTGCTGCACTTCGACGCGCTGCTTGCCAATGTGGCGAAGAACCCGAGCTACAAGTCCATCAGGTATCAGGGCGTCATCAGTTTCGCCACCAATGGCGAGCTCTGGGACGCATGGGAGGCGATCTTCACCGACCTCACCAACGAGGCCAGACAAGAGGAAGCCCGTGACTTCTACGAGGCGAACAAGGCCGAGATGCTGGAAGGCACCTCCGTCCTCTGGGAAGAGAAGCTCTCCTATTATGACCTCATGGTCATCCGCGTATCTGAAGGCGAGGCATCCTTTAACAGCGAAATCCAGAACGACCCGATCGACCCGGAAAACTGCACCTTCCAAGAGGAATGGTTCGACTTCTGGGATGATGAGGGCAAGCAGCTCCCCGACTTTTCCGACCCGAAGTTCCTCTTCATCGGCGCGAACGACCCCTCGCTGGGTAAGAACAAGAAGTCGGACACGAGCTCCATCTTCGCGCTTGCGAAGGACACGTCGACGGGGTACATCTACGTCATCATCGCCGACATCGCCAAGCGCAAACCCGACCAGATCATCGAGGACGCCCTGGAGGCGAGCCGACGACTCAAACGCGAATACAAGCGGCCCTACTATCAGTTCGGCGTCGAGACGGTTCAATTCCAGTATTACTTCGCGGAGATCATGCGGCAGAAGTCCGCAGCGGTCGGCGAGTATCTCCCGATCGTGGAGATCAACAGCACCCAAAACAAAGACGCCCGCATCCAGTCCTTGCAGCCTTTCGTCAAGAATGGCTACGTCAAGTTCTCACGGAAGCACAAGACCCTTTTGAAACAGATGACCGAGTACCCGATGGGCAAGAACGACGACGGCCCGGACGGCCTTCAGATGGCGGTCAAGCTGGCCCTCGACGTCAAAGTCGGGCGAAAGGTCGACTATCGGAGCGTCATCGCCCGCGCCCTGGACTTCCGGCGCGGAGCCTATTAAGGAGGTGAGGCACATGAACATCACCATCGAAGAAAATACCATCATCCACGCCGACAGCCTCACCGTGCTCCGGCAAATGGAGCCGGAGAGCGTCGACGCGATCGTCACCGACCCTCCCTATGGTATCGACTACCACACCAAAGGGTCGGGCGAGAGCATCAAAAACGACAAGTCGCCGTTTATCTGGTTTCTGTATGACTCCTTCCGCGTCCTGAAACCGGGCGGCTCGATCATCTGCTTCACCCGCTGGGATGTGCAACAGACTTTTGTTGACGCGATGAAGCTCGCGGGCTTTAAGGTCAAGAGCGAGGTCATCTGGGACAAGGTTATGCACGGGATGGGCGACTGCAAAGCTCAGTTTGCACCTACGCATGAGAACATCATCTTCGCGATCAAGGGGAAGTTTAGCTTCCCTGGACATAGGCCGAAGGATCTCATCACCTATCACAAGCTCCCCAGCTCCCAGATGATACACCCCACGGAGAAACCCGTGGGACTGCTCACCAACCTCATCAGCTCCGTCACCAAACCCGGCGATCTTATCGTCGACCCCTTCGCTGGCAGCGGCTCCACTTGCGTCGCAGCCAAGAAGACCGGGCGGCGTTTCATCGGTATCGAGCTGGACGACGAGCACTTTGAAAGGGCAAGTCGCCGCATTGAGGAGGTGACAGCATGAGCAAGGTCAAGCCAAAGAAGCGGCAGCAGCCGCAGGAGCAGCAAGCTCCGCTCCGTCGCCCGGATGTGACCGAGATCGCCGTCGCCCAGGTAACGGATAAATACAGCGAGTACCCGAGCAACGGCCTCACGCCTGTCAAGCTGGCGCAAATCCTCCAGGAAGCGGACGCGGGTGACGTGCTCCGGCAGATGGAGCTCTTTGAGGAGATGGAGGAAAAAGACCCTCACCTCTTCAGTCAGCTCCAGACCCGAAAGAACGCAGTCACGGGTCTCGACTTCGAGATCATCCCGTTCAGCGATGACCCCCGCGACAAGGAGATCGCCGACTTCATCGAGGAACAGATCAACGGCATCGAGAGCTTCGAGGACGTTGAGACCGACCTCCTGGACGCGATCGGCAAAGGCTTCGCTGTCTCGGAGATCATGTGGGGCTACGATGAGGGGCACGTCGTTGTCAAGGAGATCAAGTCCCGGCATCAGAAGCGTTTCTTCTGGGACAGCATAGACGACTCCTTCAAGGTACGGACAAAGGACGCGCCGGAGGGCGTGCTGCTCCCCGGGAACAAGTTCATCGTCCACAAGTACAAGGCCCGCAGCGGCCACACATCCCGGGCGGGCATCCTTCGCGTCGTGTCCTGGATGTATCTGTTCAAAAACTACGACCTGAAGGACTGGGTCAGCTTCGCCGAAGTCTACGGTCTCCCGCTTCGCCTGGGCAAGTACGCGCCCGGAGCCAGCGAGGCCGACAAGCTGGCCCTCATGCAAGCCCTCATCCAGATCGGCGCGGATGCAGCGGGCATCATCCCGGACGGCACGACGATCGACTTCATCAACACGGAGAAGACATCGAGCTCTGACTTGTACGAACGGCTCGCCCGGTATTGTGACGAGCAGATCTCGAAGGCCGTCCTCGGTCAGACCCTGACCTCCGACTCTGGCGGCGGCAGCTATGCCCAGAGTAAGACGCACAACGATGTCCGGCACGACCTGACCGTCGCCGACTGTAAGGCCCTGGCCTCCACGCTCCGGCGCGATCTCATCCGGCCCTTGTGCATCTTCAACTTCGGCGAGGACAAGCGCGTCCCGCATATCCGCTTTGACTGTGAGGAGTCGGAAGATCTCACCCAGACAGCGGAAATCCTGGGCACGCTCATCGAGAAGACCGGGCTCCGCGTCCCGACGAGCTTCATCTACAAGAAGTTCTCCATCCCCGAGCCTGAAGAAGGCGAGGAGATCGCGACGCCCCGGTTCCAAAGCGCAGGAGCTGGCCTTCTTCCCTTCAAGAATGACCCCCACGCGGCGCAGATCGCGCTCAAGGCCGGGGGCAACGACGGCATCGGAACGCAGCAGCACATCGACAAACTTGCAAACGCCGCCGTCAAGAAGGGAGCCGGGAGTTTCAAGCGTGCGTTTGCCCCCGTTCTCAAAATTATTGAGAACGCGAGCAGCCTCGAAGATCTCCGGGCCATGATGGAAGACGACAAGGCCGTCGCCGAGCTGTATGCGGCGATGGATGTCTCCGAGGTGGAGGAGCTGCTGCAAAAGGTCATGCTCTACGCTGACCTTGAGGGGCGGGTGCTGGAAAATGGCTGACATTGAGAGCATCTTCACCCGGACAGACATGACCTTCAAGGAGGCCGTCGAGTATTTCCGGGAGCGCGTCCCGGTCACAGCGGAACAGTTCTACAAGATCGCCGCAGAATACCGGGGGCTCGCCTTCACGGTCGGCGGGTACACCAAGGCCCAAATCCTGAAGAAGTTCTACGACGAGCTCCTGGCAGCTCTGGAGGAAGGAAACACCCTCTCGGAGTTCCGGGCGAACATGAACGACTTCCTCAAGGCTGAAGGCTACGAGGGACTTGACCCGCTTCAGGCCGACAACATCTTCCGCACCAACATCCAGACGGCCTACAATGTGGGCCACTACCAGAAGATGACCGACCCGGGCGTCATGCGGCTCCGGCCCTATTGGCAATATGACGCCGTCAACGACTCCCACACGCGCCCGAGTCATCTTGCTATGGACGGAAAAGTCTTCCCGGCAGATAGCCCGGTATGGGACACATGGTTCCCGCCGAATGGCTTCCGCTGTCGCTGCACCGTCAAGACGCTCTCCAAGCGTCAGGTCGAACAGCGCGGTCTCACCGTGGAGACTTCCGCACCCAGGACGGCCCTCCCAGACCCCCAATTCTCCACAAACCCCGCGAAGGTACGCTTTACTCCTGACCTAAAAGGCTACCCCGAGCCGCTGGTGAAAGCGTTCCAGGCGAGGGAGAAAGAGGGAGCCGCCAAATAAGCGCGTAGAACGCCCCAGGAGCGCGATATGCTCCGGGAGGGGTAATTCCAGGGGGTCGGCATTTTAGGGGCGTTATAACGCGTGCTAACGCCCTCAAAACGCGGTTCGGGGGCAAACCAAAGGAGGACACCACAAAATGAAGGACTTTTTCATCCTCAAGGGCGACAAAGTGGAGCTTGCGGGAGCCCCGGAGACGATCTCCGTCCTCCCGCTGGGCCATGTGGTCAGCTCGAAGGGAGAGTTCGATGTCGATGAGGAGAGCTTCCATGCGATGAAAGCGCAGATCGCGCAGCGTGGAGTCGATCTTGTGGTCGACTACGAACACCAGACACTCAAGGGGGTCGAGGCCCCCGCTGCTGGATGGGTCAAGGAGCTCAAACTGGAGGGCGGCTTCATCAAGGCCGTCGTCGAGTGGACGGGCCGAGGGGCTGAGTACCTGAAGAACAAGGAGTACCGCTACCTCTCCCCGGTCGTCAACGTCCGCAAGTCGGACAACAAGGCGACGGGCTTGCACTCTCTGGCCTTAACCAATACGCCCGCGATCGAGCACATGACCGCGATCGTAAATTCTGACAATTTTGAAGGAGGACACACCAACATGGAAATCATCAAGAAACTGGCGAAGCTGCTGGGCTTGCCCGAAGACGCCACCGAGGAACAGGTCGAGGCCGCTCTGGAGGCGTGCGTCGCAGAAAACAAGGCCCTGAAGGACGGGCAGCAGCCTCCCGCTGACGAGAACGTCGTCGCAAACAAGGCCGTCTGTGAGCTGCTGGGCCTGAAGGCCGGAGCCGCAGCCGCTGACGTCTCCGCAAAGATCATGGAGTTGAAGGGCGGCATCGTCGACGGCGTGAATGTGGTCGAGGAGCTGAAGGCCCTGAAGGCCCAGAACGCCAAGCGCGACGCCGATGAGGCGGTCACTCTGGCCCTGAAGGCGGGCAAGATCACTCCCGCCCAGAAGGAATGGGCCACCAGCTACGCTCTGAGCGACCCCAAGGGCTTCGGCTCTTTCGTAGAGAAGGCTCCCCAGATCGTGCCGATGGGCGAGATCGAGCTGGGAGACACCAAGGCCCTGAAGGCCGACCAGATCGACGACGCGACTCTGCTGGCTTGTAAGCAGCTCGGCATCAGCGTCGACGACGTCAAGAAGTACGGAATGAAGGAGGACTAAACCATCATGGCAAAACTGACTACTGTGAGAGACACTTCCGAGATCGCCCAGGGCGCGAAGTTCCTGTCTCTGCCCGTGAAGGGCGCGACTACCATTTTCCAGGGCTCCCTGGTCGCCCTGGATGCTAACGGCTACGCCGTACCCGGCAGCACCGCCGAAAACCTGACCGCAGCGGGCCGCGCTGAAGAGACCGTCGAGAACAAGGGCGCAGACGGCGAGCTGGTCATCCGCGTCGCCCGTGGCGTGTTCGTCTTCGACAACACCGCCACTGTCGCGAACCAGATCACCCAGGCCCACGTCCTGAAGCCTTGCTACATCGAGGACGATCAGACCGTCACCAGCCTCGCGGACGGAGCTTCCGTCGCGGGCACCGTCATCCGTGTCGATGAGAACGGCGTCGCCGTTCAGATCGGCTAATACAAGAAGGAGGTAAACTCAAATGATTATCAATCCCCAGAGCCTGAGAGGCATTTTTGTCGCCTTCAACACCCTTTTCACCAAGGCGTTTGAGGGCCAGAAACCCAACTACGAGAAGGTCGCGACCGTCGTGCCTTCTACCACCGACAGCGAGACCTACGCATGGCTCGGCGACATCCCCGGCATGAGGGAATGGGTCGGCGACCGTGAAATCCAGAACCTGTCCGGCTCCGACTACACCATCAAGAACAAGGACTTCGAGCTGACTGTCGGCGTCGACCGCAACGCGATCGAGGACGACAAGATCGGCCTGTATAACCCCTCCATCCAGATGCTGGGCGAGTCCGCTGCTCTGCATCCCGACGAGCTGGTATTCACGCTGCTGTCTTCCGGCTTCAAGGAGAAGTGCTTCGACGGCAAGACCTTCTACGCCGCCGATCATGCTGTCGGCAAGGCCGCAGTCAGCAACAAGCTCACCGCTGCTCTGACCCCCGAGTCCTACAAGACCGCCCGCGCGATGATGATGAGCTACAAGAACAGCAAGGGCCGCTCCCTGGGTCTGGTTCCCAATCTGCTGGTCGTTCCCCCTGCCCTGGAAGCTGCTGCCCGTGACATTCTGGTCGCTGACTTCGTGAACGGCACCAAGAACACCATGCAGGGCACCGCAGAGATCCACGTCGAGCCCAACCTGAAGACCGATACCGAGTGGCATCTGCTCTGCACCAAGCGTCCCATCAAGCCCCTCATCTTCCAGCAGCGCAAGAAGGCGAAGTTCGTCTCCAAGACTTCCGAGACCGATGACAATGTCTTCATGTCTAAGAAGTTCATCTATGGCGTCGACTCTCGCGGCAACGCTGGCTTCGGCTTCTGGCAGATGGCGGTCGGCTCCGACGGCACGAAGTAAGCCGCGCCTACTCTTTAACAGAAGGGAGGGGACAGCGTGAGCTACAGCACAAGAGCCGAAGTTAGAGCGATGATTAAGGACGACGCCCTCAACGCGATCATCGGCGACACCTTCATCGAAGACCCCGCCGAGCGTGAAGAGCTGGTAGGCCCGATCATCGACGAGGCAATCGCGGACGCAGACGGTGAGATCGACGGCTACCTTGCCAAAAGGTACACCGTGCCGATCGCTCCGGCTCCGAAAATCATCAATAAATGCTCGAAGGACATCGCGGTCTACAATCTGTTCTCCCGCATCGGCATCGACGAGAGCACCGATCAGAAGACCTACCTCAACCGCTACAATCAGGCGATCAAGTTCCTCACGCTTGTCGCGGAGGGTAAGGTCTCACTCGGGGCCGAGTCCGACAACCCGACCACCGCAGCCGCGACCGGGTTTTCGGTGAAGTCAAACCCCCGGCTTTTCAGCCGGAACACTTTGAGGGGGATGTAAACCATGTATAGCATCCGTATCGAAGGTGACACTCGGGCGATGCTTCGGAAGATCAGGAGCTTCTCCGAGATCGACAAGAAGAGCATCAACGCAGCTCTCGCCGAAGGCGTCCGGGAGTCCACCCTGGAACGCTTCAAACAGAGCAAAGACCCGAGCGGCAAGAAGTGGAAGACGTCCATCCGGGCGTCCAGCGAGAACGGGAAGACGCTCATCCAGTCCTCGCAGCTCCGCAACTCGATCAACTCCGTGTCGGATGCTACAGGCTTCGCGGTCGGCACCAACGCCAAACACGCGGCGACGCATCAGTTCGGCGAACCGGGCCGCACCATCCGGGCCCGCAAGAAAAAGGCCCTCCGCTTCATGGTGGACGGCAAATGGGTCAGCAAGAAGCAAGTCCGCATCCGCATCCCCGCCCGTCCCTTCCTCGGCCTCTCCGACGAAGATATGCGCGAGATCAAGGCAACGGTCGAGGACTTTATCGCACAGGAGGATTAACCCATGCTCTACGGTGAAAGCAAACAATATCTACTCGACAAGCTCGTGGCGTCTGGGTTGAAGTCCAGACCGTACACGACAGAAAAGGCACTCGAAAAGAGTCAAGAGTCCCATGTGGGAGCGGTTCTGTTTGAGGCAGAAACCGTCCTCCGAAACGCATCCAAAACCATTTATACAGACAAAGAGGGAGCGCGCACCAAGAGGAGGAAGGTTTTTGATCGCAAGCTCACCTTCCAGGTGGTCATCGGTGACTACACCGACGACGCGGTCGAGACCATGTTCGAGGCGTTTCTCAATAATCTTGACCGGGGCATCTATGTCGACGGCAACTTCGTCCCGATCGAGGTCGAGGGAGCGGATTGGGTCAACAAAGACGACTCAATTCTCAAGGCACAAGTCGCCGTGCAAGTGACAGTCACTTTCAACGGCGGTCTCTATAAGGACACGAAGCTCGCCGCTCTGGCTGGCGTCGAGATCGAGTCCCCCAGCATGAATTAACGAAAGGAGCCTACAGATGGCATCTAAGGAAACCAAGTCCGCAGCGGCTAAAGCGGACACCATCAACACCCAGGAGCTCAAGCCGATCGAGGAGCTCCGCAAGAAATACAAGACCGGGCGCGCCGTGTTCGCTGGCGCGTGTGCCGTGAACGGCTGGAAGCCCGGAAAGGTGATGACCGACGAGGACTATGTTGCCGGAGTCGAGAAGTTCACCAAGGGGCCGACCAACGGCCCGAAAATCAAGGAAAGCGAGGCGAAGAAGTAAATGTCCCTGAGAGATGTGACACATAAGGTTAGCGACGGCCTCCTGGGCTTCGCTACCGCAACGGGAGACGGCCTTCACATCAAGGTCGGCGTCTCTCCTATCGTTTCCGACACCCCGATCATCGTGACGGGTGACATGGATGCAGCCAAGATCAAGAGCCGGCTCGGCCTGTCTCCTCTGGCTGACTCCGTTATGGACGCCGTACAGTTCGGCGCGGGCCGTATCTTCTGCATCCCCGTCGCTGCCACCACCAAGGGCACGATCGGCGAGATCACCCACGAGGGCGAGGGCATCGGCACCGTCGCCGTGACTGGTGAGCCGACCAATGCGTTCGGCGTCATCGTGAAGATCACGGGCCAGGGCGGTCTCAACGCCGCAGCCTTCTCCGTATCCATCGACGGCGGCTACTCCTTCAGCGATGAGATCACCGTGCCCCTGACGGGCACCTACGAGATCGCCGGGACGGGTCTGAAGCTGACCTTCACCGAGGCCGAGGGCGAAGATCAGAAGGCGAGCTCCTTCATCGTGAACGACACCTTCTCCTGCAACACCACCGCCCCCGTCGCCACCAACGGCGACATCCTGACGGCGGTCGAGAAGATCAAGAAGTTCACCCAGGAGTTTGAGTTCATCCACATCGTCGGCGAGAGCACCTTGCCCTTGTGGCAAGCGATGAGCGAGTTCCAGATCGAGCTCATGACCGAGCACAAGAAGCCCGCCTTCATTCTGCTGGAGGCCGCTATGCCTACCGCAGCAGAGGACGGCTCCCTGGACGACTGGGCTTTCCAGATGGAGGAAGACCGCAAGAAGATCAAGAACACCGACATCCAGGTCTGCGCCGCGTGGGGCCTCCTGGTGAGACTGGACGGCACCACTCAGACCGTCAACCTCGCCGGAGCTGCTTCTGGTCGTTATGCGATGACCAGCGTCCAGAAGTCCATCGGCAAGACCAACCCCGAGGCGGGCATGGGCTTCCCGAAGACGAAGCTCCTGGAGCTGCTCCCCGCTGCCTATGACAGCGTCATCATCAAGATGCTGGACGAGGCGGGCTACATGACCTTCCGCGAGTATGACGGCCTGGACGACTTCTTCGTATATCACACGAAGATGATGTCCCCTGACGGCAGCGACTTCCGCTATGCCGAAGACGTCCGCGTGAAGAACAAGATCATCCGCGAGACCCGCAAGGAAGCTCTGCTCCTGAAGAACGACGACATCGACCTGGAGAACATTCAGGGCGAGCTCGAAACCCGTGCGAAGTTCATCAGCACCCCGCTCGACCGCATGGTGGACAATCAGGAGATCAGCTCCTACGAGACCACCGTCGTCGAGGGCCATGAGGAAACCTTCCTCGAAGATGAGACCCTTCGCATCAAAATCCGCTATCTGTCCCGGGGCTATATCCGCGAGATCGAGGTTGACCTGGGCCGCGCATCCCTGAACGACTAAGGAAGGAGGTTAGAAAGTTATGTCTTTGAAAATCAACGGCAAAGCCTACGACTGGGCCGACGTCGACATCAAATTCCCGGGTCTGGCAATCCAGCTCCAGGAGATCAGCTACGACGACGAGCAGGAAATGGAGGAGCTCTACGGCAAGGGCGCAAGTCCCCGCGGCTACGGCACGGGCAACTATAAGGCGTCCGGCAAGATCTCCATGCTCCGCGATGACTACGACGACCTTCTGGCCTACTGCAAGGCCAAGAAGCTGGCCTTCTACAAAATGGAGATCCCCTCCATCGTTGTGTCCTATGCGAACGAAGGTTCCCGCACTAAGATCGACGAGCTGAAGAAGGTCAAGTTCATCAAGCGCAGCAATAAGGCAGCACAGGGCGACAAGAGCCTGACCGTCGACATCGACCTTATGATACTCGGCGGCATCATTCAGGACGGCGTCAAGCCCGTTTAACCCATTATCACAAAATAGGAGGAAGTCACAATGGAAACCAAAACCAACGCAACCCAGAACATGACCGAGGAGCAGCTCAAGGAGAAGTACGGCGGCAAGCTGTACCGCGTAGGCACGACCGTCCCTGTCGATGACGACACTCAGGTCGAATACACCTACCACTTCAAGCGTCCCAGCGTTCCCAGCTATGACCGCTACATCAAGAGCGCGTCCCAGGTCGGCATCACGAAGGCGAGCAAAGTGTTCATGCTGGACGCCGTTGTCGATGAGGACAAGGAACGCCTGGAGAAGGACATGGAGGAAAATCCCGGCATCGCTATCTCCATCGGTAACAAGCTGACCGAGATCCTCGGCCTGACTAATACGGTAAATTTGAAGAAGCTCTAAGAGGGAAGGTCGCGGGGCTTCGGGAGAGCATTGTAGACTCCGGCCTTCTGGAGATCTACCGCTTCATCCCCCCGCCTCTCTTAGAGGCATTTGACCCTGAAGCGATCGACGACATCGACGAGTTCCTCGACTGGGTAGCGAAAGCTCGCTTCATCCAGGAGCTTGAAGAGGGCATTGTCACCCGGGCAATCGTCAAGGCGTTCCCGGAGTGACGGCCCTGTCGCCGATCGCTTTTTGAACACAAGCCCGCCTCCCTCACAGCAGGAGGTGAACGAACAAAATGAGCTTAGAGTCCGTATTCAAATTGTCGCTCGTGATGAACATGATCGACAACCTCTCGGGCCCGATGGCTGGCGTCGCTTCCAAGGTGGGCGCGAATGTCAGCAAATTGGACTCGATCAGCGAGACCCTCGGCAACGTCGCAAAGTCCGGCGCGGTCATGCAGGAAACGGGCAATCAGATTGTCAGCGCAGTCCTCGCCCCTGTTGAGGCCACCTTCGAGACGAAGCGGGCCCTCGGCGAGCTCGCCTCTCTGGGCGTGCAAGAGCTGGGCAAGATTGAGGAAGCTGCCCGCAGCTTCTCCGATCAATGGGCCGGAACAACGAAGTCGGACTTCATTTCCGCAGCGTATGACATCAAGAGCGGCATAGCCTCCCTCACGGACGAGGGCGTCGCCGAATACACCAACCTCGCGGGCCTGACCGCGAAAGCTACCAAGTCCACGATCGGCGAGATGACCTCGCTGTTCGCTACGGGCTACGGTATCTACAAGAATTTCTACGCAGACCTTTCCGACATTGAGTTCGGTGAAATGTTCTCGGCGGGTATATCGCAGAGCGTCAAGCAGTTCAAGACGACGGGTTCCGAAATGGCCTCGGCGATCGAGTCCCTGGGCGCGTCGGCGACCAACGCGAACGTCCCCCTCGAAGAACAGCTCACAGTCCTCGGTATGCTCCAGGCCACCATGAGCGGCTCGGAAGCTGGTACAAAGTACGCAGCCTTCATACAGGCAGCGGCAAAGGGCGGCGAAGCCCTGGGCCTTGCCTTCCTGGACGCGAACAATCAGCTCAAGAGTATGCCGGAGATCATCGACCAGCTCCGGGGCAAGTACGGCGAGACCATCGACGCCGTCGAAAAGCAACAGCTCGCGGAAGCGTTCGGCACCGATGAGGCCGTCGATCTTATCGACCTTATGTATGGCAAGATCGGAGACCTCCAGACGAACATAGTCGGAATGTATGACGCGCTCGGCTCCGGCACGGGCGTCGCGATGGAAATGGCCTCGGCAATTAACGAGACCGAGCCGGAAAGATACGAACGACTACAGCAGCGCATCCACAACATCACCGAGAGCATCGGCAACTCGCTCCTCCCAACGGTCAACGACTTCATGGGCGTCGGCGAGCAAGTCCTCACAAAGGTCGGCTCCTGGGTAGAAAAGAACCAGGAGCTCGTCAAGGTCATCATGCTCATCGTCCTCGCCGTGGGTGGGTTCCTGGTAGTCGGCGGCACCCTCATCACCGTCATCAGCGGCGTCGGTATCATCATCACGAAGGCAATCTCGGCCTTTAAGATGCTGAAGGCCGGGTTCGTGTTGGTGAAGGGAGCACTCACGCCACTCATAACGTCGGTATGGAGCTTCACGTCGGCTTTGCTTGCGAACCCTGTGACATGGATAGTCATAGGCATCGTCGCCCTCATCGCCGCGCTGGTGCTGCTCTATAACAAGTGCGAGTGGTTCCGCAACGCGGTCAACGCAGTCATCAACTTCTTCAAGGAGAAGCTCGGGGCCGCGCTGGAAGTGGCGAAGAACATCTTCGGCGCGATCGGCAACGCGATCAGCTCCGTCATGGGCGCAGCGAAGGCCACCGTCGAGGAAAAACTGAGCAATATCAAGTCGGCCTACGAGTCCCACGGCGGCGGCATCAAGGGCGTCGCGGCGGCAGCGATGGAGGGCGTGAAGAGCCTCTACACAGCGGGCTACACCTTCCTCGACAATCTGACCGGGGGCAAGCTGACCGAAATCAAGGACAAGTTTTCTGAGAAATTGGCCCCGATCAAGGGCATCGTGAGCAACGTCATGGAGTCGGCAAAGGCTACCGCATCGGAAAAGCTCGGCAACATGAAGGCAGCATACGACGCTCACGGCGGCGGCATCAAAGGCGTCGCAGCGGCGGCGATCGAAGGCGTGAAGGGCTACTACACAGCCGGGTACACCTTCCTCAACAACCTCACGGGCGGCAAGCTCGGCGAGGTGAAGGACAAATTCACGAGCGCGATGAGCGGCATCGCCCAGGGTGTGTCCCAGAAGTTCAACGACGTCCGCACCTTCTTCTCGAACGGTCTGAACAACGTCAAGAACCTCGTCACGAACGCGATCTCCTGGTTCCGTGACTCCGGCAGGAAGGTCGTCACGACCTTCGCTGAAGGTATCAGCTCGGCATTTTCAAACGCGGTCAACGCGGTCAAGAACGGTCTGCAAAAAATCCGTAATATGCTCCCGTTCTCCGATGCAAAGGAAGGCCCGCTCTCGACCCTGACCCTGTCCGGCCAGAGAACGATGACCACCTACGCCGAGGGCTTGACCCTGGCACAAAACGCACCCGCCGAAGCGATGGAGAAGGGCCTGTCACAAACCAAGGCCACCCTCGAACGCGAGCAGACCAAGAAGGTCAACCTGAACGGCGGAGGCGATCAGAGCGGCAGCTCCGGCGAGACCGAGGGCAGCGGCTCCGGCTCCAAGAAGGGAGTCAACATCCAGAAGTTCATCATGCAAGTCGATCTCAAGAAGATCAAGGACTTGCAGACCCTCCTCGCACTCCTTCAGGAGATCGAGGACTACACCAACGGCAACGGCGACGAAGACCCGAGCGGCGACTCGGACGCCGTACCGGCCCCAGCATAAGGAAGGGAGGACGACCATGATATTCGTCGAAGATCAAGTCATCAAGCTCAACGGGGTCGTCCTCCCTGGCCTCGTCAAAAGTATCGAGGTCACGGAGTCGGCAAAGGTCGACGAGCAGGAAGTCGAAGGCAGCGCAACAAAACCCAAACAGGCGACGGGCTACGAGGACGCGAAGGTCATCATCGAGCTCATTATCGACGACACCCAGAGGGCGACCAAGTACCAACGGTTCGCGGTGCTTCGGTCGATCTTCAGGAAGCCGAGCCAGAGCGTCCCGCAGCCTATCCCCATTGTGAGCCAGGACACCGCAGCCCACGGCGTCGACAAGGTCATCTTCAAGCAGCTCTCTCATAAGGGCGAGAACAAGAAGGGCCAGCTCACCGCATCCCTGGAGCTCTGGGAGTACATCCCCCAGACGATCACCGCGACCACGGGTAGCGGCTCCGGGGGCTCCGGCTCGTCCGGCAGCTCCGGCACAACCCAGAGCAGCCTGACCGACGAGTATGAGAGCTACTTGTCGAAGAACCGGGGAAGATCTCCGGCAACGGATAACGCCAGCGCAGCCAAGGCCCTGAACCGGGTCGCGCTCATGCCGTATTGAGGAGGCAACCGTGGAAACTACCGAATTATACTACCCGCAGATCGCGGCCCGGGCTGGCCCCTATTCCTTCGCGCAAGGCATAGAGATCGAAGTGTTCTCCGCAAAGTCATCGTATTTTGACTGGGCGAAGATACGCTTCACAGGCCAGTTTCAGCCGAAGATCACCCTCAACAGAAAAGACCCCGCCGCGATACAGCTCGGCTATAACGGCGTTCTGGACGACGTTTTCACAGGCTACGTCGCCAAGCCATACGACGGCGGGGCCTACGCGAACGAAGTCAACCTCAAGGACGAGATGCTCATACTTGAGGGGACGATCATCAACGACACCTTCCTCGACACCACGCCGCAGGAGATCATCACCTTCGTTCTGGCAAAGGCCGGACTTTCGAGCATGAAGCTCTCGTCCAAGGTCTACCAGACCCGCAAGAAGGTCTCCATCCGGCAGCAGAACGCAGTCCAGGCGATCAACACCGTCAACGCAGCGTGGGGCATCAAGGTTCCCTTCTTCTTCTCCGGGGGCGTCTTTTACTGGGACGAGAAGCCGGAGCAGAAGAAAATCTACACATTCGAGTACGGCGTGAACATCCTGAACCTGAACAGGGTCGGGGGCGTGTGGGAGCTGGAGACGGTCTCCGCTCCATTTGTGAAGCACTCCCACAAGATCGCCGTCAAACACCCGAAGATCAGCGGCGAAGTCGAAGTTCAGAAGGTGGTATCGACCACCAACGACTCGGGCTTCATCCGCACCTACATCTACTTCTAAACCCAGAAAGGAGGGGCGCATCATGCTCGAAGAAATGGTCAAGGCGATCATCAAAAAGTATCTCGCCGCCGACTGCCCGCACTTGAAGCTCCCCGCCGTCGTCTATGCAAGCGTCAGATCAGCGAAGAAACTGGACACCTATGACATCGAGGAGCTCGTCATTCACAACGACGAAAGCGGCAGCAGCTTCCAGGGGCATATCACCGCCTACTGGTACGAGTACACGCTCACCGTCCTCGATCAGTTCGGAAACGCTGACGATCAATACCCGGTCCTCCCCGGAATTAAGTCTAAGAGACAGTTCCAGACCGGGGCCGTGGTAGCGATCGCTCTCCCGTATGGAGACCTGGAGCCGACCATAATCGGGGAGGTGAGCCTATGACGGGATTGAAAGACACCGACATCCGTCTCGATGACGAGTGGCAGCTTACCCAGGCAGCAGACGGCGACGCTCCGCTCTGCTCCGAGCTGGATTGTCTCTACCAGAACATCGCGCTCGAAGCGGTTACGCAACCGGGCGACCTGTTCTATGACCCGTCCTTTGGATGGGGACTATACGACTTCATCCAGGCAGAAGACAGCGATCTCGACCGTCTGGAAATCATGCAGCGGGCCCGTCTGGGTCTGCAAAAGCGGGAGGTCATTCTCCCGGACAGTATCGAAATAAGCGTCGACTTTGACGAAGACAAGCTCCGGCTCTGCTGCTCCTTCCGTTTTAATACCGAGGACGAGGCCAGAAAGTTCAATGTCATTGTCAGCGCGGTTAGCGTGGAGGTGATAACTGTATGATCGACAAAGAAATACTTGACGCCGTCATCCCAGTCCCGACCCTTGAGGAGCTGAAGGACAAGAAGGTCGCGGAGCTGAAGGAGGAAGGCTTCGTTGTCACCAACTTCCACTCTGGCGGCGTGTTCTACACTATCCTCATGATCGTGTGCCGCATCAAGATCGAGCTGCTCCAGCTCGCCCGGACAGTTCTGAACAATATGTTCGTCACCCATGCCGGGGGCGTGTGGCTCGACCTGAAGATGGCAGACTACGCCAAGAAGCGCAAACAGGCCCAGAAGACACAGGGCCTTGTCACCGTCAGCAGAACGGAGCCAGACGGTGAGGCAATCAAAATCCCGAAGGGCCACGTCTTCAAGACGGCCCTCGACATCAACGGCGACGAGCTTCGCTTCTTCGCCACCCGGGCCGCAACCCTTCAGCGCGGCGCGGCTTCCGTGGATGTCCCGGTCGAAGCAGAGATCGAGGGCTCCCGGTACAACGTCCCACAAGGCCAGATCACCCGCACCCTGACCTACATCGGAGAAGTGAAGATCAGCAACGGGGCCGACTGGATAACCCAGGAAGGCAGCGACACCGAGGACGATGAGAGCGCAAGGACGCGTACTCTCCGCTCCTGGTCTGAGCTGGCCCAGCGTGCGATCGAGGACAGCTTCATCAACGCAGCCGAGTCCGTCCCGGGCGTTTTGTTCGCCCAGGCTGATTGTGACCACCCCAGAGGACAAGGCACGGTTGACGTCATCGTAACCAGCACGGCGGGCGAAGCGACCGAAGGACTTCTCACATCCGTCCGCGAGGCGGTCGAGAAGATCTCCGGCCCCTATGACAACATCCTCGTCAAGTCGTCCGTCACCGTGGCCCAGGACATCGAGGTCATCGTGACCACGGCAGACACCGCAACGGATGAGGAGATCACCCTCACCGTCACCACCATCCTCGCCGAGCTGCTTGCCGTCCGCAAGGGCCGCAAGCTCTACGAGCTGAACCTGTCCGACATCAACCACGCAATCCGCAGCGGCTACAGCGCGGCGACCAACGCCTCCGTCGTTGTCCCGGCTGAAGACGTGAAGCTGGAGCGCGACAAGGTCATCACCCTCGGGGCCGTCACCGTGACGGTCAGAAGGGAGTGATCGGATGAAGCGGTTTGACAACTTCGGCGAGTATATGTTCGACCTCCTGTTCGCACCCCTGAAGAAGGGCAAGCGGGCGGTCAATCAGTTCTTCATCTTCTTCAAGGTCATAGGGCGCGAGTTCGATGACCTGAAGGCCGTCCTCTTCCGCGTCCGGGACGAGGCCAATGTGGCGAGCGCGTCGCCCGTTATGCTGCCTATTCATGGACAGGACAGGGATATGCCCCGGCTTGCCGGAGAAGACATTGAAGCCTACCGTACCCGCTTGTCGATGAAGGGCATCATCTCCGAGTGGGGCGGCACCAAGGGCGGCGTCCTTTACGCCCTGGCGGCTCTCGGATGGGAGCAGTCCTACATCGAGCCCGTGTCTTTCACAGACGAGGAACGCTGGGCCGAGTTCATCATCTTCCTCGGCGGCAGATACCCGAGCGGCGTCAATGACATCGACATCATCGACGCGGAGGTTCGCAAGGTCAAGGAAGGCAGCTCCCGCCCAGAGTACGGCATCGAGGAGCGGAACATCGTCGAGATCAGGGAATGGTCTCGGGTCGGCCTCTACGACTTCCCGATATGCGGACGGTTAAGATGTGGACAGCATCCGGGCATGAACAACAATGTCGGCTATCTGCTCCGCAGTCAGGCGGGTCTCTCCAACGGCTACCACGAGGGCAGCTTCGGCTACCATCTGAGCGGCACTATGCGGGCGCAGCAGCCTCCGTATATTGCGGACGCCGTTGTTATAGGCCAGCTCCAGAACACCGCCTCGGAGCTTCTGACGGCCTACCAAGAGGGACAATTCAACTATGTCTTGAGCGGCACCACAAGGCTCTCCCAGGGCGAAGACAATGGCGCATCCGGGACTTCCGAAGTGGAGACCGCGCAGGAGTTTACAGTCGGCCTCGTCAGCTATCCGCGCAGCGGACAGTATAGAGCGGGCCAGCGAAAGGAGTGACCAGTAAACCATGAAGACATTGACGCCGAAAGGCATCAACAAGCAACTGCTCCGTCTGAGTGACTCCCTGGACTATGCGACCTACATTGAGAACGGCACACTCAAGAAGGTCGCGATCTTCAGGGCTGACGTGACGGACAACAAGATCAAGATTTACGTCTATCTCGACGACACGGTGACGGGCAAGATCAGCAACATCTCCCTCGTCGATGTGGATGGTGACGTGATCGCAGTCGCGGCGCGTGAGTTCACGAAGCCGCAGACCAAGGGCATCTACTCCGTGTTCTCCTATACCTTCGTCGAGGTGGAAGACCCGGATGCACCCATTCTCTCAGGAGGTGACAGCTAAATGAACCCTTACAACCCTACACCGTGGCAGGATGACATCTATGACCAGGAGACGGGCGAGCTCATTCAGGAAGGCACTCCCATGAGCCGCACCCAGTTCTACAACATGGAGACGGGCATCCTGGGCAACAACATCCTCGGGGCCTATCTGTTGCAGCACGTCATGCAGCAGCAGCGCAGCCTCAACGATCTTGTGGGTGAGATCAAGGAAGTCACCCTCACCAACAGCCTCGACTATCCCTTCAACAACTCCGCGACGACCATCGCCCTGGAGCATGAGCGGGATAACCTGACCTACAGGGTCGGCGTCGAGGTGGTAGAAGCTGACGGTCTGGTCGGCGACATTCTCGTCTATGACAAGGCCCTCAACGGCTTCAAAATCCGCTACACGGGCAGCGCGCGGAATGTGACGCTCCGCTACTATGTGACAGGAGGTATGCTGTAAATGGCGAACATTATCATCAAAGATGCAGACCGCCAGGAGCGGGAAAAACAGATCTTGAGGGACTTCGGACATGACCCGAAGACCGCCAACGCAGCGGCCCGCGAACAGGCCGAGCACATCGCTGAGAAGTGCTACGAAGCTATGCAGAAAGGCAGGAGATAATCTATGGTAAAGATCATTGAGAAGACAGGCGGCGTCAAAGTAGACGTCACCTTCGAGGGTAATAAGGTCATCCTCGGCGATGACGAGATGACCCTGAACCTGAAAAAATACGAGCGGGACGACCCCGTTTACATCGACATCGGGCTCAACTCCCGGGGCTTCCTGACCTTCGGCGTGAGCGATCGCTACGCCGTACAGATCGAGATCCCCGCCCGGAGCTATGAGTATGTCAAGACGGAAGAGCTGGACGAGAACGGGCAGCAGAAGACCGAAAAGGTCGCGCAGCCTTTCAGCATGGACGCAGTCACGGTCATCCTTTGGGGCCGTTCTGCTGACGAAATCGTAACAGAAGGAGGAAACGACGATGAGTAATTTTGACGACCTGAAGCTCGCGGTCGAGGCATTGTCCGGGGGCAGAAACACAGTCCTTTTTGACGAAGACCTGGGCACGGGCGGCGAGAGCTTCCCTTCGATCATGGTGCGCGTCCCTATGTTCCACAGCCTCAATGTGCTGGACGGAGCTCCCGACGCCCCTCATCCTATGTTTGTCGTGGATGACATGACGCTCCCTGAGATCTACTTCTCCAAGTACCAGAACATCGTCATGCACGACAGGGCCTACAGCTTGCCCTTCAAAGACCCCCGCGCCTACATCACCTTCGATCAGGCGAAGGCGGTCAGCGAGGCCAAGGGCAAGGGCTGGCACCTTGCCACAAATGCCGAGTATGCGGGCATCGCCCTCTGGTGTCTGAAGAACGGCTTCATGCCTCACGGTAACAACAACTACAGCGGCGACTATGCTCATCCCCACGAGAAGGGCGTCGTCACCTACACCTACGGCGAGGGCACCAAGGGCCGCGTCGCAACAGGCAGCGGCCCCGCAACCTGGAACCATGACGGCACTCCGGCGGGCATCTGCGACCTGAACGGCAACGTCTGGGAATGGGCTGGCGGTCTCCGTTTGAACGACGGCGAGATCAATGTCATCCCCCACAACAACGCTGCGAAGCACATCGACCAGAGCGCGGCGAGCGTACAATGGAAGGGCATCCTCCAGGATGGCACCTTCGTCGCTCCCGGCACCGCCAACACCCTGAAGTTTGACGCCTCTGCTGCAAACGGCTCCGGCACGGCAATCCTCTCCACCAGCATCGCCAACAGGGGCACCGATGACGTGAGTATGTATAACACCTTCCAGACCCTGGCAGCGAAGGAGGGCGTTTCCGTCCCGACGCTGCTCAAGCTCCTGGGCATCATGCCTCCGGCTGGTGAGCTTGAAGGAGACGGTTTCTGGGCCAGAAACAACGGAGAACGGCTTCCTTTGCGCGGCGGTGATTGGAGCAACGGTTCCAGGGCGGGCGTGTTCGCGCTCAACCTGCGAAACCCGCGCGCGCTCTCCAACCATGATGTTGGTTTCCGCGCCGCTTTTGTAAATCTGTAAATCTGGGTTTTGTGTTCTGGCATCCGACGCGATAGCGTCGGTTTCCCCCTCCGGGGCTTTTGCCCCGGAGGGGGTCGTTTTTTTGGGATTTTTTGAGTAGATTTTATGAGGCGTATGTGCTAATATTTTAGGTGAGTTTTTTCACAGAAAGGGGGGACGACGTGAACGAAGAGGAGCTTCTCGACGGGGAGCCGGAAGGGCAAGAGGAAGCTGCTGAGGGGCGACTTTCCAAGAAAGACCTACTCATCCAGCAGCGGGTCTATGATATGATACTCTACGCATACCCGGCCCTCGAACAATTTCCGAAGTCTCAAAAATTCAGCCTTGCCCAGGACATCAAAATGTGTATGGACAAGATACTTCGGCTCGTCATCACGGCAAACAAGAAGTACACCAAGAAGACCACGCTCCAGGAGCTCGATGTAGAAGTCGCGGCCCTGAAGGTCTACATCCGGGTCGCTGCTGACCTCAAATACCTATCCCTGAAGAAGTATGAAATCTGGTCGGGGATGCTGGTGGAGATCGGCAAGATGATCGGAGGCTGGATACGCTCGCAGCGTGAGGCGAAGGAGCCAGCAAAGGAACCGACCGAGGCGTTCTTCTGCGCCGATTGCGGGGAGGAAATCCCATCAAAAGCGGATGCTTATTCCCGGCAGCACTTTGGTCGCCCCCTCTGCTATAAGTGTCAGAAAAGACACCGAAAATGAGAAAACTTAGGGAACGGGCCGTTGCTTCCTTTGCGCGGCGGTAATTGGAACAACGGTTCCAGGGCGGGCGTGTTCGCGCTCAACCTCAATCATACGCGCGCGAACTCCGATGATAACATTGGTTTCCGCGCCGCTTTTCTCTCAGGCCAGATACCCGAGGCTCACGGGCTCCGGGCCAGAGCAGAGAGACAAAAGGGGCCCGTTTCCGTGCCGATCGGCGAGGTCGGCAAAAAACACAAGCCTCATGGACGCCGCCAGTAGTCCGGGGAAGTCCGGGCGAGAGCCGTGACACATGAGACCCTTTGGGGGTAGGTCGTCGCTTCCTTTGCGCGGCGGTAATTGGACGAACACCTCGACGGCGGGCGTGTTCGCGCTCAATTTGAACAACCCGCGCGCGAACAGTAGTAACAACATTGGTTTCCGCGCCGCTTTTCTCTCAAGCCAGATACCCGAGGCTCACGGGCTCCGGGCCAGAGCAGAGAGACAAAAGGGACTTGCCTCCGTGCCGATCGGCGAGGTCGGCAAAAAACACAAGCCTCATGGACGCCGTTAGTAACCCGGGAAATCCGGGCGAGAACCGTGACACATGAGACCCTTTGGGAACGGGCCGTCGCTTCCTTTGCGCGGCGGTTCCTTCAATGGCAACCAGACGAGGGCGGGCGTGTTCGCGCTCAACCTGCAAAACCCGCGCGCGATCTCCAACCATGATGTTGGTTTCCGCGCCGCTTTTCTCTCAGGCCAGATACCCGAAGCTCACGGGCTCCGGGCCAGAGCAGAGAGACAAAAGGGGCCCGTTTCCGTGCCGATCGGCAAGGTCGGCAAAAAATACAAGCCTCATGGACGCCGCCAGTAACCCGGGGAGCTACCGGGTGAGAGCCGCGACACATGAACATCAAAGGAACCCTATGAAAACGATCAAACACATCAAGGAGAAGGTCACAGACTTCGACAATCTCCGCTCGGCCTATTTCAACGCCCGGAAAAACAAGCGTTTCAGGAACGAAGTGCTCGAGTTTTCTGCCAATCTGGAGGACAATCTTCACGAGCTCCAGCGCACGCTCAGAGACCAGACCTACACCCCCGGAAGCTACAAGAAAAAGGTCATCCACGACCCAGTCGATCGCCTGATTATGTGGCAAGCCTTTATTCACCGCGTCGTACAATGGGCCGTCTATCAGGTCATCAACCCGGAATTTGTCCGGGGGTACATTGAGGACTCCTATGCGTGCATCAAAGGACGGGGCTCAGACGCCGCCGCAAAACGCCTTTACTACTTCATGGAAATGTGCGGCAGGAAGGAGAAAAACTCCGGCGTGGACGCCCAGGGGAAGCCCCTGAAGCGGTTCTATGTGATGAAGCTCGACACGAGCAAGTTTTTCTACAGAATAGACCACGAAGTCTCTCTCAATCTGGTCGCCAGAAAGTGCAATAATGACCCGTGGCTCATGTGGCTCATGGACGCGTTTGTCAACGCTCCCGGCGAGAAGTTTGGCTTCCCTCCCGGTAAGGGCGTCAAGGAAGTCACCCCGGAGGAGCGGCTTGCAGACAAGGGCCTCGCGGTCGGGAGCCTCCTGAACCAGATGCTCGCAAATGTCAATCAAAACGAGGTCGATCACTACGCGAAGCGGGTGCTCCGTATTCCCTACTACGTCCGCTACATGGACGACATCGTCATCGTCCACGATGACAAGGCCCAGCTCCACGAATGGCGGGCCAAGATCGAGGCATTTATGGGAGAGCGGCTCAAGCTGGAGCTGAACCCGAAGAAGTGCTTCATCCGGCCCATTTTCCACGGGGTCGACTTCTGCCAGTACCGGGTATTCCCCGATCATATCAAACTGAAGAAGTCGACGGCCCTCCGCATGAAGCGCAACCTCAAAAGGGTGCAGCGTCTGTATGCTGAAGGTGAGATTGACCTCGACCGGGCCCAGAAGACCGTCAGCTCCTACATGGGCCTTTTATCCCATTGTGACAGCTACCAGCTCCGGCGCGCGATCTTCGGCGAGTACACCGAAACAGAGCGGTTTGACGGGTGGTTTTACCTACAGCGAAATAGTGACCTAATCGAGGCAAAAAAGAACGAGCCCAGCGAGTGAAAATCGCGGGCTCGTTTTTCTTATTTATTTTGTCCGAGTTTCGCAAAAAAATTGTCGCGCTACAATTTCCCGCCGTCCCGTTATACTGGGAGGGAAATGGAATGAAACGATGGAGGAACAGACCATGAAATACGGTGTCATCGATGTGGGTGGCGGCCTGCGG